GGATCACCCTGTGACCGAAGATTGTGGTACAAGATCAACCAAACCGAATCCTCAGAGCCACTCACTGCCGAGGCTCTTGGAACCTTCTTCTACGGAGACTTGATCGAAGCCCTCGTACTGTCACTGGCAAAGGCAGCAGGACACAACGTCGAGGGTATGCAGGACAAGGTTGAAGTCTTCGGTATCCCCGGCTCTCGTGACGCTGTGATTGACGGGGTGACAGTCGATGTGAAATCTGCATCCAAGTATGGGTTCGAGAAGTTCCGTAAACACAGTCTGCGAGAAGACGATCCCTTCGGGTACATCAGCCAGTTGAGTTCGTATGTCTACGCAGGCAAGAATGATCCTCTGGTGAAGAACAAGACCGAGGGTGCTTTTCTTGTCGTTCAGAAGGACAGGTTCAAGCTCTGCCTAGACCGATACGACTTCACAGAAGAGCTTGCCAAGAAGGAGGAAGAGATTGAGAGAGTCAAGAAGCTGGTTGCTGGGCCTATCCCAGAGAATCGTATTCCGCCTGTACCTCAGTCAAAGACTTCTGAAAACACGGTACTTTCTACAACTTGTGGATATTGCGACTTTAGGAAGGTATGTTGGCCAGAAGCCAGAACTTTTCTATACTCTACCGGACCAGTATTCATGGTTGATGTCGTCAATGAGCCTCGTGTAACGGAGTTGATTGAATGAGCAGAAGGCCCAGAGTTTCACCAGAAGCTAGGGGTTACAGGTCGGGCTTGGAGGGCAGAGTTGCTCAACAACTGGAGACACTGGGGATCAAAGTAGAGTATGAAGCCTACAAAATCCCCTATGTCATTCCAGAAAGTGCCCACAAGTACTCGCCTGATTTCGTGCTTCCCAATGGGATCATCATCGAAACCAAAGGGAGGTTTGTTCTGGCAGACAGGAAGAAACACCTACTCTTGCAATCCCAGAGGCCAGAGTTAGATATTAGGTTTGTGTTCTCCAACAGTTCTGCGAAGATCAATAAGGGATCACTCACTACCTATGCTGACTGGTGCAACAAGCATGGCTTCCTCTTCGCAGACAAACTTATCCCAGAGTCTTGGGTTTCAGAGAAAGGCGACAAGAATGTTCAACTGGCTACGAAAGAAGTTCTCAAGAAGAGAAAAAGAACCTAGTCAGACACTCCTCTGGGGTATTGTGGAAGGGCCAATCACTGCAAAGGACATACCAGACTGCGGCTTCCCACCTGAGTCAACAATGCTGGTGCTGAAAGTTTCCCGTGGTGAAGATGTGTTTGATGCAGAGTTCTGGTTCAACAACTTTGACGAGGCATACGTCTTGGTGAAGCACTTCCAGACTAACCTGAACCCTATCGTTCTCAACAACAAGGAGCCTTAAGATGGCTACTAAGACAGTCGTAGTATTCTCGTGTGCACATGCCGACCCTGCAACAAGCAGCCTGCGGTTCAAAGCACTCGGACAATTCCTCTATGATCTCAAGCCAGACATGGTGTTTGATTTGGGTGATGGAGCAGACATGAGGTCTCTCAACAGCTATGATGAAAGATACCCCAAAGCACTGGCTACACAGAGCTATGAGAAGGATATTGAGTCCTACAACACGGCCCAAGAACTCATCCGACACCCCTTCAAACACCATCGGAAGAAGCGACCTTTTTGGGTGGGATTCGAAGGAAACCACGAGAACCGAATTAAAAAGTACCTCGCCCTTAATCCAAGGAATGAGGGAGAAAAGTACGGGGTTTCCTTTAGCCATCTTCAAACAGACCACTACTTCGACGAATACCACGAGTATGAAAACAGTGGACCAGCCATCGCCCTCTACGACAAGGTGGCCTACGCGCACTACTTCACTTCTGGTAATTCTTCTACTGCTACTAGCGGCATCCATCACGCTTATACGATGGTGAATAACCTTGGCTGTTCTGCCACCTGTGGGCACTCTCACAAGCGTGACATGTACTTCAAGGATGGTGGGCTACCTCATGGCAACATTGGCCTCGTGGTGGGCTGCTATAAGGGCGCTGAGGAGCACTGGGCTGGGCAAGCAAACCGTCAGTGGTGGCACGGTGTAGTGGTGAAGCGTGAGTTGGAGAATGGTATGTACGAGCCTGAGTTTGTCTCCCTCAACCAGATCATGCGAGAGTATGCTGAATGAACTACGAAGTGACAATCCTTGTTGAAGTCCATCCCGAAGCAGCCTTTGCTGGTACCGACGACGAGATGGAGAATGTCTACAGCTTGATTGAATCAGCAGTGTTTGATATTGACGATCTGACGCTGCACACACTGGATGTAATGGAGGCAGGAAATGGCTAAGTGGAAAGAGACTGGGCTGGACTACTTTGAAGAGGAGAAACACTACACCCCCTCTGCTATGGTAAGGGAGTTCTCCAAAGTTCTGGACCAGAAGCCTGATGTGGCACTGTATCAGAGGTTAATCTGTGAAGAGTATGAGGAGTGGTGCAAGGAGAGTCCCAACACCGTGAAGGACTTGAAGGAGCTTGCAGACCTTGTGTATGTGATCTACGGGTATGCTCTTGCTGCTGGATACAATCTGGACGAGGCTGTGGAGCGTGTGCATGACAACAATCTTGGTCGTTGTATTCAACCAGATGGGACCGTCAAACGAAGAGAGGATGGGAAGATTATGAAGAACCCTAACTACCCTGCAGTCTACTTGGAGGATTTGATCTGATGTCGATCTTCATCTACCTCTTGACAACTCTCTTCATTGGACTAAAACTACTCGGTTCGATCACATGGTCTTGGTGGTGGGTTCTTAGTCCTTTCTGGATTGGCATCCCTGCTATTCTGCTTATCGCCTTTCTGGCAGCACGTGCAGTAAGGAGCCTCGAATGACAGTGCAAGAGCTTATCGACAAGCTGGAGAAAGTGCAGGACAAGGAGGTTCCAGTGGTGCTCGTTGAGTGGTTTCAACGGAACCCCATGACAGCCAAGTATGACCTCAGCACAAACCGTATCGTGGTGCAGCCCCACCGTGTTGCAATCCTAGTGGACTAGATCGTGATCGAACTGGCCCCAAAAAGAAAGTGAAAAAATGAGTAACCACCTGCCTACTGACTACCAGTCCTTCATTCACACATCACGCTATGCTCGTTGGCTCGAAGAGTATAAGCGGCGTGAGGGTTGGGGTGAGACTGTCTCTCGCTACATGACTAATGTTGTTGTACCTAAAACCCGTGACGAGATCATCCTTGATGAAATCGAAGAGGCCATTCTGGGTCTGGAGATCATGCCTTCGATGCGGGCTGTAATGACTGCTGGTCCTGCCTTGGAGCGTGACAACACGGCTGGCTACAACTGTTCCTACCTGCCTGTGGACGACCCCAAATCCTTTGACGAGGCTATGTTCATCCTTCTGTGTGGCACTGGTGTTGGCTTCTCTGTGGAACGTCAATACATCAGCAAGCTGCCAGAGGTTCCTGAGCAACTGTTTGCTTCGGAAGATGTGATCGTTGTCCACGACAGCAAAGAGGGTTGGGCCAAGGCTCTGCGTAAGCTGATTGCTATGCTCTATGCAGGGGAAATCCCTAAGTGGGATGTGTCTAAGGTTCGTCCTGCTGGTGCTAAACTCAAGACCTTTGGTGGTCGTGCATCTGGCCCTGCCCCTCTGGTGGAATTGTTCCAGTACACGATTGAGAAGTTCAAGGGTGCTGCTGGTCGTAAGCTGTCTTCGATTGAGTGCCACGACATCATGTGTAAGATTGGTGAAGTTGTTGTGGTTGGCGGTGTTCGTCGCTCTGCAATGATCTCTCTGTCGAACCTGTCTGATGATCGTATGCGTCATGCTAAGTCGGGTATGTGGTGGGAAGGCAATGCTCAACGTGCTTTGGCTAACAACTCTGTGGCCTACACGGAGAAGCCTGACATGGAAACCTTCATGCGTGAGTGGCTCTCTCTGGTGGAAAGCAAGTCTGGTGAGCGTGGTATCTTCTCACGTCAGGCATCTAAGAAGCAGGCTGCAAAGAATGGACGACGAAATGATTCTTGGGACTTTGGAACTAACCCATGCTCTGAAATCATCCTTAGACCCTACCAGTTTTGCAACCTTACAGAAGTGGTGGTACGAGCGACAGACACCCTCGAAGACCTCGAACGGAAAGTCCGTCTTGCCACTATTCTGGGTACTATCCAAAGCACATACACACACTTTCCATATCTGCGAAAAATCTGGCAGCGGAATACTGAGGAAGAAAGACTGCTAGGCGTGTCGTTGACTGGCATCATGGATAACAAACTCCTCGGGGCTTCTAATGCTGGCCTCGAAAAAACTCTAAGGAAGTTGAGATATGTGGCTGTTGCTACTAATGCTGATTGGGCAAATCGCCTTGGTATTCCAGTTTCTGCTGCAATTACCTGCGTTAAGCCTTCCGGTACTGTTAGCCAGCTTGTTGATTCCGCTTCCGGTATTCATGCTCGTCATAGCAGCTACTATATTCGGACTGTACGTGGAGATAACAAAGACCCTCTGACGCAGTTTATGAAGGATCAGGGTATCCCTAACGAGCCTTGTGTGATTAAGCCTGAGACTACCACAGTCTTTAGCTTCCCACAGAAGTCTCCCGAAGGGGCTATCACTCGTAACGACATGACTGCTATCGAACAGCTTGAGTTGTGGTTGGTCTATCAGCGTCACTGGTGTGAGCATAAGCCTTCTATCACGGTGACTGTTCGTGACAATGAGTGGATGGAAGTTGGTGCTTGGGTTTACAAGTACTTCGATGAAGTATCTGGTGTGTCTTTCTTGCCGCACTCTGACCACAGCTACCAACAGGCACCCTATCAGGAGATCAACCAGCGAGAGTACGAAGACTTGCTTGCTGTCATGCCAGCCAAACTCGACTGGACTAAGCTGAGTGATTACGAGAAAGAAGACACTTCCAAAGGGACTCAAACCTTTGCCTGTGTTGGTTCTTGTGAGATCGTTGACCTGACTTAAGAGCTTGCTACATCCTGAGCATGATGGTAAACTGCTCACAACAAATCCTCGTGGAGCATACAGTGACCATTGAAATAGCTATCCTAGTCGGACTCGTAGTGAACTTAATCTTCTCTTGGTTAATCAGGAGGGAGATAGATGAGATAGAACAGGTCGTGGTGCAGATGCTCCTTGATCTGGGTGAACAAGGTATCTTGAAGGTGGAGGTTGAAGATGACTCTGGAGAAGCCTAAGGGCAAACGGGTATCACGGTACAAGAACGCTGAACAAGAAGGCGCAATGCGTACTGTTGCCATTAAGCCACTCAACGACAATCAAGCACTCTACCTCAAACATCTGGATAGCTCAGATCAGGTAATTGTCTGCGGGTTCTCTGGTACAGGTAAGACCTTCATTGCAGCTACCTATGCAGCCAACATGTACGCCAACAGAGAGATCAGCAAGATCATCCTGACTCGCCCCAACGTCTCTGTGGGTAAGGACTTGGGCTACTTCCCCGGCACACTCGAAGAGAAGTTTGCTCCTTGGGCTGCGCCTGTGCTTGATGTTCTCAATGAGC